ACGGGTTATCATTTTTTTCGGGGGTCATGTTAACACTCCGTTAAAGGGGTACGGGGGGGTGTAGGGGGTGCGGGTGCGTGGGGAGGTCATTAGCATTTGCACCCGCCCGCCTTTTGCGAGGGGGGGTCAAAACGCGCTCGGTATGCGCGCGGCGCATAGGTCACTCCGATAATGTCGATTATGTTAAATTCCATTTCTTGCATGCGATATATAAATAAGGCGTTTGCGCGATGCAGTGCATTATCGAGCCATGCAAAAAGCGCAATGGCACAAGATGTAGTGGTTTGGGCTTGCAATTGAACGCTTGTTCGATTACGCGCGCGCACGCGTGCGCAGTGTTGCGCCAATGTGTGTTTTCGCGCTTCAATCGCCATCATCGCGCACCTCGACAGCGTCGCCCTCGATCACGTCACCGAGTAGCGCAGCGGCCTGCGCGTGCAAGTCGTTGACGCTGATATTGATCGCGACGTCACGCTGTCTCGTGTCGTACTGCGCGTTGAGCTTAGACGCGATCCACTTATCCGTATCGACTTGAAGTCTCGCCACGTTGACCATGTCAGGCGTTGCAGCTTGTGACGTCTGCACCGCTCTGTTCGCGTAGAAGTGTGCAGCTTCTGCCTGCGCTGCGTTGTAACGACCCCTGCGCCCTTCGACGCTGTCGAGCCACTTATACCAGAGCTTCGTTCCTATGTCGTACTGCTTGCACAGCATCTGCATTGTCTCGCCCTGCGCGATACGCTCGAAGATGTCATCTTCTCCGACAGCGTCTAACGCTGCCATCTTCGCTTTTCCGACTTCACCTACCACGGTATATCATCTCCTCCTAAGTCCCAGTTGACCGGCGCCTTGTCTTCGCCGTTATACACGACTTTCGTTAGTTTCGCATTCGGGAAGCTGTCGTATGCCTTGTCCAAGAACGACGCAGTCCAGTCAGCCCGTAGGATCCTGCACGCGTCGCTCACGCTGTACACTGTCCAGTGCGGATACTTCTTCCGCAGCTCTGCGTGCCCGTGGAATGCGATGCACATAATATCGCCCTCCTCCATCTGCACGCACCAAGCGCTCTCCTTGAGCGGCTCGTGCCCCGCGGCTAACGCCGCCTTCTCGAGCACGTCCCACGCTCGGATGAGCTGCCCGCACACTTCGTGCGTCGTGACGACGTCGTTCGCTAGCACCGCAGCCTCGAGTGCTTCGTAGGCAGCTTCGAACCGCCCAGCCATTTCCGGCGGCACGCACTTCGGCAACTGATCGCCCCAGCGCCTAATCTTTTCCTCGCTCACTCTCTGCAACGGCTCGAGCTGTCCCCATACCGCCGCCTTAATGACCAGCGCATCCTCGTCTGGCTTTACATTGCCAACGGCATCTCTCCCTCTCGCCTTTGCTTTCCCTGTCGTTATGTAGCTCTTCTTGGCCATGCTAATCCTCCTTCACTAAACCATGCCACCGCACTTCCTCCGCACCTACAATCATAAGCCTCCGCACTTCCGCCGCACTAGCGTATACTATACGCTAGAGGTGCGGCGGCGGGTTTTACGGCTTATTTTCCGCACCTTCCGCACCTCTCCGCACCTTTAGTGCGGTAAGTGCGGACGCATAATATCCCGCATCAGATACGCCCCGAGAACCTGTTCCAACTGCTCCAAGTCATCCATGGTATCGGAGATAACTTTGATCGCCTCCGCCACGTTCTCGTCGCTGTCCAGCGGCTGGCACCGGCTGTTGTTTCCGTTCCACTCGACCTCGTACATATCGCACGCCTCGCAATACACGACGCGCATGATCTCTTCTTTCTCTTTGGCAATGGTCACAGCCCCGCCTCCTCGCGTTTGATCCACTCACCGACGACGATCACCGGAACCTCGCGACCATCGCGCCCGCTTTTCCATTCGGCTTCCTTGAGCACGCCTGTCTCGAGCCACTTATTCACGATCGCCTTGACCTTCGCCTTCTCGTGTTTCTTTTCCATGTCTAACTTTAGCACATTCGCCACGGCCACGCCCACCCAGCTTTTCGCTTGGACGTTTTTTCTCATTGGCTCGCCCTTCTCTTCGGCGGCGCCAACGATGCGCTGCACCTCGAGTGCGTGCTTGGCTTGGACGCCGTCGAATAAGTCGGGCAGCTTAAACTCCACCGCGACCCCGACGTATTCCTCGTTGGCAAGCTGCACCCCGAGCATGCGCCGGTACGTCGCCTTCTCCGCTGGCAGTGACAGGTTGTTCTTGCCGTCGTCGACGCGCATGATGCCGCGCGCGTCGCTCTCGCTGACGCCGAGCTTCATCGCCTCCTCCATTGACACGCGATTGAGGACGCGCGCGGCGCGGGCTGCGCCGATGAGAGATCCGGCGCCGCGTACGCTGTCGATCGTCGCGTCCTCGCCGTTCTGCTTGCGAATGTGGTGCGTGAGCACGATCGCGGCATCCGTCGCGTCTGCGATGGCGCGCACAGCGCCCACGGCTGCGTTCATGGCCGCGTTGTCGTTCTCGTTGATCTGCCCGAGCGCCGCGACCCACGGGTCGATGAACACGAGGCCAATGCCGTTGTCGTTGATCACTTTGATCATGTACTCAACGATCTCCTCGACGACTTCTAGCCCGTCGCGCGATTGCTTGGCAAAGATCATCTTTAGCTCGCGCCCTGCGTCTAGGAAGAGCCGGCCGCGGATGTCGTCTGGCTTGATGTCGTAATGCTGCATCACGGCTGCCATTCTGCGCTGCATCTCCTCCATCGGATCCTCGAGGTTCACGATCCACACTTTGCACGTCTCGTGCACGGGTTCGCCGAGCAGCGGCTTGCCAGTCGCCACGGACACGCCCTCCACCATTTGCATGGATGACTTGCCCAAGCCCCCTGCGGAGGCCACGACGCTGACGTATGAGCGGATGTAGTGGTGCCCGTACACCCAGCGCCTCTTCGGTATCTTGGCGGCGTCTATCGGCTCGAACGGCGTCGGCCAGTTGCGCTCGGTTGCAGCCGCCTCGAGTTTCGCCTGCTCGACCGGCTTAGCCTGCGAGAGTGCGAGCTTGAGCGCCTCCTCGCCAGCTTCTTGCAGGTAGTCGTTGGCGTCCTTGACGTTCTCGACGCCGAGCGTATCGAAGCGCACGACGTGCACGGCTGTGCTTCCGTCGCCTGCGAGGACTTCGGCGCACTTGTCGACGTCTAAGTCGGGATCCGCGCATATGGTGACGTCTGAGGCGCGTGGGACGTTGTACGAGGCCATGCCAGCCTTGCCGAACGTGCAGACGACCGTCGCGGCGTCGCGTACGCTTTGCCGTACGCTCAGCGCGTCCTCTGGGCCTTCGCAGATAATGATTGGCGCGTCTCCCTCGATGCGCATGACATTGCCAGCGATGACGCCTCTGCTGTATTTGCTGATGCCGTTGTGCTCGCGCTTCTTGCCCTCGGGCGTGAGTAGGACGGCTTGCACGCCTTGCAGCGTGCCGTCCTCGTTGATCGCGGGGAAGATAATCGCGGGCCCGTCGTATACGTTAGGGCTAAAGCGCGCCACGTCGACCGCTGTGCTCGCTCTGAGGCCGCGTGAGTTCAGGTACAGCAGCGCTGGGCGCACCGCGTCTGTCGTCTCGCGTGAGATCGGCACTGCGCGCTCCCACTGCTCCTGCGCCTTCTTTATCTTGTCTTGGCGTGTCTCCTCGTCGCGCACCAGCATTTCCTTGCTGGCGAGGCGTCCGATGAGGCGATCGAACTCTGACGCGCTGTAGGGCACGGCGTCGCTGTCTTCGAGCACCTTCGGGTTTTCGCCGCCGCGCTTGAAGCCGGAACCGATTGTCGCTTTTATCTCTATGTCGTTAAGGCCGATTTGCTTGGCCGCGCTGTGCAGCTCGGAAACCGCTGCGTCGATGTTGGCTGGGCCAAGGTGCGCGTGTCGGCCTAATGCGTATGCCGCCTTGTTCAGCGCCTCGTTGCGTGCGCCTTTTAGTGTTGTCAGGATTTCGCTGACGGCGCTTTCGCGTACTTTCTCAAAATATGCTTCACTCATTTATGCTCACTCTCACTGCGTCGTTGGTGCAAATGACACGTTGTCGATAACGTGTCATTTGCGTTTTTACTTAGAACCCGAAGTCGCTGCCTCCCCCAGCGGATGCGGCGGGTGCCGGCGCGGGCGCTGCCGTTACAGGATCTTGCGCAACATTTTGCGCATCGTCTTTCGCTGGGCGATCGATCCACTTGGCAATGTGGAAGCCGACGTCGTAGGACGTGCCCTTGCCGATGACGACTGGCGTCGACGACGTGACTTGCACGACCGGCACTTGCGTTGCGAACTCGGGCATCGTTTCGGCCGTATTATACAGCTTGGCGATGAATGAGCCTAGCCCGTAGCTGTTCCCGCTGAATTGCGCGTGGCGTCCATCCGCCATCCAGCAATCTACTTCGAAGCCTTTCTTGTGCTCGTCGCTTGGCTTTGCGATTTGCTGTGACGGCGATGGCCACGGCTGCCAGTCCCTGACGCCGATGTCAATGTGGAGCCATCCGAAGACGACGTTCTTGATGTCGATGGCTATCCCGCGATCCATGTCGATCGTCTCGTCGCCTCCCTCGGCCTTCAGCGTCCACCGGTTCTGCGGCAAGTTGACGCGGACAAAGTTAGAGTTCCCGCTACTCTCTGATGTAAATTCGATTGGCATTTGTGTCTCCTGACTTAGTTTGCCTGAGTGAATTTATAGGCCCACGGCGGGATCTCGAGAGTTTGCAGCTCTTCGTACCCGTAGTTCCATAAGCCCGTCTCCTGCGCGTGGGCGTAAGCCTCCAGCGCATATTTAACTGCCGCGTTGCCCTCATCGAGCGAGCGCCAGTTAAGCTCGTAGACGCCGACCTTGTGCGGCGCCGACTTACCTACAGCAATAAACACGAAGCGGTCAATCTCATGGCCAGCCAGTGTCATCACCCTGCGGTAAAACTGATCTTGTATGTGATAGCCGAAGTTCGCCGCCTGCTTGGCGAAGCCCTCCGGCGATGGATCGACCGTCGTCTTTAAGTCGATCAGCGTGGCAATGTCCTTGCGCCACCCGTCTGGACGAGCGCGCATATCTACGCCATATATCTGGTCACGCGCGAACACGCTGGCTTCGCACGTCATGTTCGACGTGAGGAGCTGCGCTGCGTCGGGGTTGGCGCGGACGGCTTCTGCCATGCCCTTGGCTAAACGATAATCGCCGTCAGTGAGGAGCAGCGCGCCCGCGGCATCTGCATCGGCTTTCATCTCCGTCCACGCCTTACCGCGGCGCGTCTCCGGCCCGCACCAGACAGTGTCGGCCAGTAGCGGCTCGAACACGAATGTGTGCGTGGCTGTCCCTACGTCGAAGGCGTTCTTGTGCTCGCGCTCGGCGTACTTAAAATCGAAGAGGCTTTGCAGCGCGATCGTCTTAGCGCCTGAGGCGCTGAGCGCGTCGCTCGCGTGGTACTCTTCGTTCGACATGTCGTAGCGTATGTTGGTCATTCTAGCATTGCCCCATAATGTGCGATCAGCAGCGCCTCGGCGCGGTGCTCGTCTTTCTTGCGTGTGAACTGGTCTGCGACCTTCGGATACCACTGCTGCGCAAGCCTGCGCGCCGCGTCCTTGTCGCTCGGAAGTCGCAAGCCCTTCTTCCAGCCGGCTGGCGTTAGGATCGTGTAGGGCGTCTTTGTGAGCGCCACTGTGGTCACGATCTGCCCGTAGGCGTAGCCGAGCTTAAACGTAGACGACACGCCCTGCTTGGGCATCGCCTGCTGCTTCTCGACGAAAATGTGGTCGATGTCGACGCTTGTAAGGATCTCGTGCAACGCCGTGATGTCGACCCCGCCCTCGGTGTAAGTCGGGAGGTCGTGCACCTCGGCGAAGCCGCTCCTGTCGATCAGCGCCACGCCGCCAGTGCGGTAGCCGCAATCGATGCCGGCGTAGACCTTAGACGTCATAGCCAACGTCCTTGAGCAAGTCGCGCAGCGCCGCCTCGACAATCAGCGCCTGCGGCATCCGCGTTAGCTTGCTGTAATCGGCCAATGCATTTGCGACCGTCTCGCTAACGCGCGGCCCGATCTGCTTTAACTCTTCGTCGTGTTTCATTTTGACTGGGGTGATCATATTAGCTCCTATGTGTTTTCCCGCTGTTAGCATAAAACTAACAACGGGATCAACTTGGCAAGATTAGTAAAGATCCTGCATGTCGTTGTCATAGATGTCCTGCCACTTCTGGCGATACTCTGCGTCGCGCCTCTGCTGGTCACTGAACTCTACGATTTCATCTATTTCTAAATGCTCAAAGTGGTTTGGCTCTACTTCAGCTATCGCGCCTTTTTTTATCAGCGATCCAACGCAGCCCTTTACTTGAGCCAAGGTTAGACCGTCACATTCGTCCAAAATTCCGCTGACGTGAACGCAGTAAATATCTTCGCTCTCGATTGCGTTTTTAATACCGTTGTAAACTTTTGTTTCTAGATCTGTTAAAGTCATTGTCATCTCCTTCACTGTTTGTACTGTTAACTTAATGTTAACAATTCAATACTTCAAGAGAGGTGGGCAAATTATTTTAATTTATTTTTGGCTGTGGTATAACTGTATGAAACAGAGGCGCAGGACAATGGAAGTAAATTTCGAGATGATTGACGCAATTATGCAGTGGATTGTGCTGCCCGTCGCTGGCGTAGTCGTGTACATGTTTAACCGACAAACGCAGCATCACACCGACATCGCCGTCCTGAAGACGCAGCATGACGCCAATAAGCTGGCGCACGATCGCGAGATGAAAGAGATGAAGGAAACCATCAAAGCGATATTTATGAAGCTCGACAACATCGAACAGGCGCTCAGAAAGTAATGCTCTGGGTGTTAATCCACGTTACATTAGCGTGGATTAACACTCCGCTCGGCCCAGTCCCCGCCGTCGTCTGCGTTTATTCTTCACCCGAAATAGAGTATACTCTGGCTAAGTATCAGCCGCCGTGGATCCCCTGCGCGGAATATAGGAACGTATGACATGGCTATTCTGGAAAGCATTGCCGCCGCCAACGCGGCCTACAGCGTCATCCGCACCGCGCTCAGTAACGGCAAGGAGACAGCCAACCTCATGAGCTCGATCGGCAAGTTCCTGTCGGCTGAGGAGGACATCAAGTCCGCCGTCGAGCGCAAGAAAAAGAGCCCGCTGACCGCAATCACAGGCGGCGAGGAGGGCGACTGGGAAGAGTTCCAAGCATTGGAAGACATCCGCCAGAAGCGCGTTGAACTCGAGAGCTGGTGCCGGCTCTACGCTCCGAGTGGCACTTGGGACAGGTGGGTGTCCTACGAGGCCAAGGTGCGCACGCAGCGCGCCGAAGCGAAGAAGGCGGCCATAAAAGCGCGAGAGCAGCGCAACGAGCAGATCGCGATGGCGCTGGCAATCACGGTGGCGTTCTTCACATGTATCGCCGGCCTGTATTACATCGGCGAATACATGGGCAAGTGGTGATGAAAGACGAGTGGAAGGCTATTCTGGCATATGTGTACGCCTTCATATGCTTCTTTGACTTCGTCATCGTGCCGAGCTGGATTGGCATTAACCGGCCACCGATTGATGATCTCGCCTACTTGAATATCGAGAAGTTTCGCCAAGTGTGGCAGCATCACCAGCCCTTCACTCTGCAAGGCGGAGGCATGTTTCACTTGGCGTTTGGCGCACTGTTAACGGGATCCGTGATCAATGGCGTTGGAAGAAAAAGGGAATAAGTACGTCGTCTACGATAGCAGTGGCCGCGTAATCATCATCACCAAAAACAAGAGGATTGCAGAGCATTATGCCAATAACACCTGAATGGCTCGACAAGTGGCGCATCTGGCCGCGCATGATTATTACGCTGTACGGCGTGGCGTTCTACCAGACGACGACTTGGTTCATGGCGCTCGACATGCCCACAAACGCCCAGAGCGCCTTCGTGAGCGTCATCGTGGGCGCTGGGGCAGGCTTTTTCGGCATATATACAAATAGCAAGTCATCGGCTAGTATAGCGCCAGTCAAGAAGGAGGCTTGCAAGACATGCGGAAAATAGACACTCTGATCGTGCACTGCACGGCGACACGCGCGGCGTGGTGGGCAGACCGCCGGCCGCAGGAGAAGGTAGACGAGGTCAGGAGCTGGCACGTTGAGGAACGCGGCTGGAGCGACATCGGATACCACTACCTCATTGACCGAGACGGCACGGTCGTCGAGGGGCGCCCGATCGAGAAGACAGGCGCCCACGCGAAGGGCTACAACAAGACGTCCGTCGGCATCGCGCTATTCGGCGGGCACGGCGGGCATGAAGACGATGCATTCGACATGCACTTCACGCCGGAGCAAGACCGAGCGCTGCGGAAGCTGATTGCGCAACTACGGATGGAGTATCCATCGATCAACACAGTCATGGGCCACAACGAAGTCAGCGCCAAGATGTGCCCGTGCTTTCAGGTGACGTCATGGCTGAGCAACGTACAAGAGAAGCCAAAGAAGCAGAAG